CGCTGCCGCCCAGTTGCAGCGCCAGCGGGTGCTCGGCCTCGTCGTGGCGCAGAAAGCGCGCAGCATCGCCATTGATCAGCGCGCCCGTGGTCACCATCTCGGTATAGAGCAGGGCATGGCCGGAGAGCTCGCGCAGAAAGTAGCGACAGTGGCGATCTGTCCAGTCCATCATCGGCGCGACAGAAAACCTCCTATCTACCGTGGCGCCTGAGTTTGCTGGCGTTATGGTCTGTTTTGTGCCGTTTTCCGCTTCGCTCATTTACTACCGTTTCCTGCCGTTTTTGCTTGTTTCTGAAAGTGCGTTGCTACAATGTAGCAAGCCGTTCAGTTCGTGTAGCAAAATCAATGGGCACTATCACAACGCGCAAGCGCAAGGACGGGTCGTCCCGGTACACCGCACAAATCCGCATCATGCAGAAGGGCGTGCAAGTCTACACCGAGAGCCAGACCTTTGACCGCAAGGCGACGGCTCAGGCGTGGATAAAGAAGCGCGAGACGGAGTTGGCAGAGCCTGGCGCGATAGCCAAAGCAAAACGCAGCGGCGCCACGGTCAAGGAGATGATCGAAAAGTATCTCGAGGAATACGAGAAGATCCGGCCGCTAGGCAAGACCAAGCGCGCCACGCTCAAGGCTATCAGCGAAACCTGGCTGGGCGGGCTGAAGGATATCGAAGTCACCAGCCAGGCGCTGGTTGAGTACGGTAACCGGCGCATGCAAGAGGACGGCATTCAGGCGCAGACGGTTGGCAACGATCTTGCGCACCTTGGGGCCGTGCTGGCGGTGGCGCGGCCGGCGTGGGGCTATGACATTGATCCGATGGCAATGCCCGATGCTCGTCGCGTGCTGCGCAAGATGGGCGCGGTGAGCAAGAGCAAGGAGCGCACCCGGCGCCCGACGAAGGATGAACTCGACCGCCTGCTTACCTACTTCTGCGAGATGCGCGATCGACGCCAGCAGCAGATAGACATGGTGCGTGTCGTCGTCTTCGCGTTGTTCAGCACCCGCCGACAGGAGGAGATTACGCGCATTCGCTGGGACGCCATGCGTGAGGCAGATCAGTCCGTTCTGATCACGGACATGAAGAACCCCGGGCAGAAGTTCGGCAATGACGTCTGGTGCCATGTGCCGGATGAGGCGTGGCGGATCCTGCAGTCGATGCCGAAGGTGTCTGAGTTCGTGTTTCCGTATAACGCGCGATCGGTGTCGGCGTCATTCACCCGGGCGTGCCGGTTCCTTGAAATCGATGATCTGCATTTTCACGACCTGCGCCACGATGGCGTCAGCCGCTTGTTTGAACTGGGTTGGGATATTCCGCGCGCGGCCAGCGTTTCGGGCCACCGGGATTGGAACTCGATGCGGCGCTATACGCACCTGCGGGGGAAGGGTGACCCATACGAAAACTGGGCCTGGTTGGAGCGGGTAATAACGGGCCCCACGATCGGGGCCCGGTAGGGTCAAGAGACGCGGCGCAAACCTCGCCCCATCAGCTTGTCATGCTCTGCGCGCGCCTGACTGTGCTGGCTGTCCAGATACGATGCCAGATCGCTGAGGTGCACGCCCCTGGCTGACTTCTGGCTGCGCTCCATCTGCACCAGTGGAAGGTCGATATCGCCTGCTGCGACCTTCTGTTTCATCTTCTCGGGCGTCAGGTGGCTGAAGTAGTCCGCGCACACTCGCTCAAGCGGGATGATCGCGGCGCCGTTGTACTGCGCCATCAGTAAAAATGCTGTGTTCATCTCACCCCCTCACCGTTACGCCGGCATCTATCGCCTTGCCTGTGTGCTGCATGTCTATCTCCTGCTGCGTGTGGGGTTAGGCGGCGCGCTCTGCCTTATCCAGCGCTGCGATTCGCTTGTTGATTCGCTCCAGGCGCTTGGCGATGTCGACCTGCTGCTCGTCGATCTTTGTGCGGCCTGCTGCAATGGCTGCTGCTTTGGTAGGGTAAAGGTCGCGATCAACGTTGTAGCTCTTTCCGCTCGATGCCTTATCCCATTCCATGTATCTACCCCAGCTTCCGTAGCACTCAACAAGTTCGACCTCGACAATCTTGAAGGAAGGCATCAGCACCCATGCTTTGTACGGGTAGGTTCTTTCGGACATGCAAAATCTCCTCCCCGCCGACTCTCGCCGGCAGGCTGTGTGTTTGGGTGGGGTTAGGGGTGTGCGGTATTCATTGCCGCGGAGAAAGCGAACAACATGATCAGCACAGCGGTAAAGCGGGCGAAGCTAAGCGGCCAGATAAGCCACGCGATTGCTGTGTAAACGATCGTAGCGATGATCATCACGCCTCCTTCGCAGCCATGGCGGCTATCGTCCTGCCTTGACGTTTGTTCTCACGCTTGAGCTGCTTGTTTTCTTCGCTTAGAGCCTTGCAGCTACCGCGCAACGATGCGTTATCGGATAACAGCCTATCCCGCTCGGCGGTCACGGCAGACAGGGCGGCGAGGTGGTGTTGCTCCCGCTCCAGGAAGATGCTGTACGCCTCTTGGCTGACCTTCACGGAGCGATCATCAAATCCGAAATCCACCCCTCCCACCTCTGCGGGCTGGGCGAGGATGGCGCGTACTCCGACAATCGTTCGAGATTCCGGCAGGAGGTAAAGCAACTCCACGCACCGTTCCAGCAGCTCCCGATCAACCAATACCTTGCTCATCGCACAACTCCTTTGGCGGACAGGGCGGCGCGGGCCTTTGTGATCGCATGATCGTCTGGATAAATGCACACGTTGGCTACAGCTGCCGGCGGGCCGTAGGTGTCGAGCATGGCTTGCAGCGCCTTCACCAGCCCACTCTGCTCCGGCTGCGGGGCGGTCTGCGCGATGGGGGCGGCAAGCAACTCAGCCAGCTCGTTCTCGGAGTCCCATTCAACCTGCTGGCATATGTCTTTCACATCGTCGATGGCTCGGCCGCAGGCTCGCCAGTTTTCGAAAACCTTATCTTCGTCAAATATGTTTCGCCCGCGATAGGCGTCTACCTGCTTGGGTTCAAGGGCGGCTTTGATCTGGCCAAAGTGCGCGATACGAATCAGGCGGTACCCATCTGGTAAAGCCTGCTGCTCGGTCTGCGCGGGGCGGGTCAGCTGGTCGATACCCCAGCGTATCTTCTGCTCGAACACAGCGGGATCTACTGTCGGAGCGTTGTAGCCGCCAGCGCCAAGAGAGCACGCCAGCGAGCGCAGAACATCCTCGAACGGCTCCCTGGCTCGCCGCACCACTTCATCAAGCTCTTCCGGCATCAGGATGTAGTTGCCGTCCTCTGTGCCGCCAACCTCGAATGCGTACTGGTGAGCCTCCCGCTCATCCTGCGCCGGGGCTGGCTCGGCCTGAACCCCAAGCAGTTCCTCAGCAATTGCCAGTACTATCGGCTCGAAACCGTGAAAGTCGTGTTCTGCCATCATCTGGCCGGCTCGCCGTGCAAACTCATTCAGGTCGAAGGGTGCGACGACTGTGGATGGCCCGGCCTGCTGGGATAGGGCGGCGTCGATGGCGGCGTGCAGATTTGCCCCTGCGACATAGCTCGACTCCTCATGTTTCTCGGCGCGCATGAATCGGTCATGTACCGGCTCTAGGTACGCATGACACTCGCGCAACAACCCGCGCAGTCTGTCGTTCTCCTCCATCACATGCTCAGCTACCGCTGGGTGGATTGGCTTGTTCATGTTTCGCTCCTTGATTGGGTGGCTGGCAGCGCATACAGGTACAGGTGCCGATGAGCTTTCCGCTTGATCGGCAGTAGGTCGGTCTGTTCATTGGTTCGGGGATCGGATACGGTCGGGGCCGGCATGGGGCCGGAAGAGGGATCTCGCAGCATGGGTAAATCAGGACGGGCACCAGAGGGGTCGCCGTATAGGTATTTGGCCGACAAACTGGCGGCCGTGGAGCCTGAATACCGAGCGAAGCTTTACGAATCGATCGAGCGAGAAAGGCTCAAAGCAAGGCCGAAGAAGAGGAGAAGCAAGGGAAAAGGCCGGAAGCCCTTGCTGGTTTCGGGCGGCGCCTACGGGTTAGGCAAAAGCAGAAAGCACTAGGTGGCCTCTTTCAAGATCGAGCGCACAGTCGTCACCGAGATTCCGGTCCGCTCGGCGATGGCCTTGGCGCCTAGCGTGCATTTGGCAAGGGCGAGGACGCGCTCGCGATTGTTGGCGCGTATCAGTGCGTTCCGGCTGTTGTTCCTGGTGCGGGAGCGGGTCTTGACCTGGTTCTCGCTCAGCGCCTGCTTCTTCTCGGGGCAGGTCAACCGGAAGGGAACGCGCTTGTCGTGGTTGAGGATCGGCAGGGTTTCGACAGGGCCGTGCTCGGCCTCGAACTCCTCCATCTTGCGGGCGATTTCTTGGCGCGCAGCCTCGTGCGCGGCCAGCGTGTTAACGCGGTCGTAGGCGTAGTTCTGCATGGGATTGCCCGGGGAGAGTGCCCAGGGCCTCCACAAGAAGGCCCTGGGCAGGTTGCTTATGCCGCTCGCTGGCCTTGGTCGATGCGGCCTATGTGCGCTATGAGTGACGCGCAGATACCGGCAAAGTCCATGGCCCGGTAAAGCACGGCGGCGCGGTCGCGACCGGCAGGCTCGAAGCCCAGTCCGCGCAGGAACTCAGCTGTCAGCGCGAAGCCCAGGCGGGCATTGATGTCGCCGAGTTTGATGCGCTGGCCGTCGTCGGGCGTGGACTTGGCGTCCTGGTCGAGACTGCGTGCCACTTGCACCAGATTGCCTGCCAGTTCTTTTGCTTGAGCTTGAAGCGGGGCGGAAGCCAGGGATTGGGCATGCGACTCCGGCTCAGGCGCCGGCTCCGCTTCTGGCTGGGCCTGTACGGCCTTCGCCTCCTTCTCCAGACGCTCGCGTTCTTCGTTGCGAATGCGCTCGCGCTCGGCTTCTGCGCGAGCTTCGGCCTTGGCCTTCTCCTCGGCCTCATGCTCATTGATGCGGCCCTTGATGATCGCCTCCAGCGCCTCGTTGTCCTTGAGCACCAACTGCTGGGCGTCCGAGAACAGGAAGGCGTGATCCTTCGCCAGCTCGCGCAGGCTGGCTAGGTTGGTTTCGATACTTTCGGCAATCCGGTTCGCCTCAATCTTGGCACGTGCCAGCTCGCTCTCGGCGGCATCCTGCAGGCTGCTGATGGTGCGCTTGCCCTTGATCGCACCGGCAAAGTCCGCGGCGATGTGGGGCAGCTGAACCTTGCCAAGACGCTTGTTGATTGTGGCGATATGCGCAGCCAAGGCCTGCTCGGCGCCTTGTTTGATCTCTAGGCGGCGGCTTTCCTTGCGAGCCTTAACCAACTTGTCCAGCTCCAGGCGGGTGGCCCGAGCGCTGTCGCTTATGGCGTCGATGGCGCGAAACAGTTCGTTGATGCTGGCGGTCTGGCTCAGGGCGTGCGCCTTGGCCGCCTTCAGCTTGTCCTCGACCTCGCCGCACCACTTGACCGTCGACTCGGCGTTGGCAAAGTCCTGGTCGGTCTGCAGGTCGCGGTTGATGCCCTCAAAGACAGCCAGGGCATGCTCCTTGAAAGCGGCCAGGTTGCTCGCGGTAACCATACCGGTTACTTCGATGCGAAGGGCGGGGAGGTTTTCTGGAGCACGGCCTACTGCTTCCGGCAGTTTGGGGGCGACCGGCTCGAACACTGCCAGGTCTTCCTCGAATTGTTTCCAGCCGGCAAGAATCTGCTCAATGCGGCCTGGTACCGGGCGGTATTCGAGGTGATGGAAATTTTCCTCGGTGCCGTCCGAGCAAACGAAGATCACCCGCTCGGCGCCGCTGACATGCAGCTGCTGCTCAAGCTGTACCCAGTAATGCGCCTCCAGCTCACCGGCAGCGATCTGCTGAATCAGCGACTGGTTGAGCGCTTTGTGCTCGAATAGCGTGTCGCCCAGCATCGTCATGCCATCCATGCTGGCCAGTAGGTTGCCGAGAGTGCCGACCACGGGGTAGAGGTCTTCGCCGATCAGCCGCTCGACGATGGGGCGCGCTGCGGCCTCGGTGGCGTGGCCGTTGTCGAACAGGCGCTGAGTGGCGGCGTCGACTTCTGGTGTCAGGCCTGATTTCTTTTGCTGCAGGAGATCGCTGCGGGTCTGGTATTTGGAGGCGCCCATCATCGCCGGCGCCTCGGAGGCGGTGAAATAGGCTGCGCGCAGAGAGCGCCATTCTTCCGATCCCTGCTTTACGTCGTGGATGATCATGCTCATGCGTCAGTAACCTCGAGGTCGCGGATGGCTTGTTTCTGCTCTTCGGTCAGGGCGACCTTGGAAGCGGACATTTTGATGATGTGCTCGGCATTGGCCCGGCCGCTGTCGATCAGCGTCGCCCAGCCTTCCAGCTTGGTGGCGAACTCGGTTTCGTCGTAGCAGGGGAGCGCTTCAGTCTGTTTCTCCAGCGACTTTCTCTCAGCCGAGTTGTCGGGCCTTACGGTGCCCATATCCCGCTCCGGCACCATGTCCTGCACTTCTTCGGCCACAGGCATGCCGCGCAGCACGTCAGGGAATACGTCGCGCAAAGCAAAGGCGCGGGCGCGCATTTGGCGCATACGCTTGGGATGCTGCGTCCAGGGACCGGACTTGCCTTGCAGGCCGGCGAGCTTTGCGTCATCCATGCTGTAAGTGCGGACCTGCTCGTCCTCGCCGCGGCGCTTCACCCGGCAGGTAGCGGTATGGCCATCGTCCGTTTCGTAGATGTACTCACACAGCGGCGATCCTCGAACGAGAGCGATCACCGCATCACCCCAGAGTGCTGGGCGACCATTGATCACCGCGATATTCTGCATGGCCTGCATGGGCTGCAGGCCAAGCTCAAGCCCCCATTGGATGGCCACAAGAATATTGCCGGGATTGCCGTTGAAGTCCTTCGGCACGATGCTGGACTTGGCCAGGATGTCGGCGAAGCGCATGGCCTCGTCGAGTGATTGAGGCGTGAGGCTGAAGCCCTTGCTGGGCGATACGGCGAGGTCGGTCATATGTTTCTCCAGGCACACAGAGCCCTGCGGGCTGCGCGCAGCGGTTTGAATTGAAAGGAAGGGGTGAATCAGGCGAACAGGCGTTCAACCATCCACATTGCGGCGATAGCGAGGCCGAACAGGGCAAGGGCGCCGAATGCGAACATGGCGAGCCAGGCGGCGGCGAAGGAGTGGCGGTCTTCTGGCTGGGTTGTCATGGCATCGCCCTCCCGATTTCGGCAGCAGCGCGCACGAGGGCTCGGCGGGTGGCGGCCATGCGGTCGTCGTCATACGGCTCTTCGAAATACTCGCAGTCAGTTTTGCTGACCCAGTTCACACACACTTCGTCGTAGGCGAATACCACATCCAGCCGCAGATTTGCCGCCAGCCGCAGCGCATCGCCGTCGTCGTCCAGCGGGGTCCACTCATCCTGGCGGACGTTGTTCGCGCCTCGGTATGGATGCCCGCGCCTCCACAGCAGCTCAATCCCCGCCGCCTTCGCCGCCAGCTCCAGCAGTTCGCGATCAGATTCAGCGCACATGCATCACCTCCAGCTGCTGTGCCCTAACCAGCGCCGCCCGATGGCTGACGCAGAAACCCGCTGTCTTTCCGGTAACCCTGTCGTGGATGTGCCACATGTTCCCGACGTTGCAGGCCTGGAAGCGGGTTATGATTTCGTCGAGTTGGTCTTCGATAAGAGATTTGACGGGGGAGGTTGTGGTCATGGCTGCTCTCCTTGCAGGGCGGCGCGGTGATAGGTCATTACCTCAGCCATGCCGTCGTTGATCGGCTTGATTTCACGGTCGAAGAACGCTTGAGCGTCTACCTCGTCATCAGGCGGCAGCTCACCTGGGCCTGCCAGGCTGTTGTAGATCCAGCGCATTCCCTGTTCGGCGCCGCGCTGATCGGCTTCGATGACGGCGGCTTTCATGGCCAGCAGATAGCGACCGAACAGAAGATCAAGTTCCTTGACCCGCATTCGCGCCGCATCCCGCTCAGCGAGAAGGGCGTCGCGCTCGGCTTGCTGTGCATGAAGCATGTTGACCAGTCCGTCGATCTGCTCCTGCAGCTCGCACACCGCGACTCCGTAGCTGTCGGCTTCCTTGGTCCGCACGTCGACGCCGAGAAGATCGCGCAGCAGAGCGACCATCTCGGCGGGAGATGCGATGACGTAGTGGTCGTCAGGCTCGCGGACGTACTCGAAACCCTTCTTCAGGCACTCTTGCTGCCAGTTCACTTCCTTGCTCATGCCGCTTTCTCCTGCTGCTCAAGCCGCCGCGCGGCCTCCTGCTCAACGAACTCCGGCTGACGCTTGCCGATCATCCAGGCAACGTCCTGTAGCGCATCGGCCAGCAGAGGGTTTTTCTTGGCGATATCACCCCTCAGGCGCTCCCAGTTTGCGGTCAGGCTCAACTGGAGAATCATCGCGGCCGTGAGCTTGAATGCCATCGCTGCGTCGAGGTGCTGGACGCAGTGCTCGGCGCAGGCGTCGATAACTGCCGGCTCGCCACTGTCGATCTGCTCCACGATGGCTTCCTCGATCAGCTCTTTCGGGCCGATGCTGTCCTCTGGCGTGGCGTTGTCCCACGCGAATTGCCCAGCCGAAAGGGCGCGGGCGTTGCGTAACGCTGCGTTCATGGGGATTTCCTCGATATGGCACCCACTGCAAAGCCCCCGTCCTGTATCGCAGGACCAGCGGGTTACAAGGGGAGGCTTTGCGGTGAGTGCTGGGGTGTAGGAGGGGTGATGCAGTGGTCGGCAGTAGGCCGGCGCAAAGGCTTGCTTAGGGCTCTCGGCGCTCCCAGTGCTTGCCGTTGTAGCGGATCTTTCCGGCACGGCGAGCGGCCTGCAGTCGTCGGTCGATTACGCGGAACTCTTCGTTGGGCTTGGTGGACAGCTCGGTTGCCAACGGCCTCAAGCCGGGAGCGTATTCGAGCTTGGTCAGGGTGTTGCAGCCCGCGTCGATCAGCTCGAGCAGCTTGGCATCGAACGCCGTGAAGTCTTTGTCCATCATCAATCTCCTTTCCAATTCCTCCCCCACCACTCAGCAATGATCCATACGATCCAGATAGCGGTGAGGAGGAGTAAGCCGTGATAGGGGGTCATGCTGTGCCGCGTGCTTTCGCTATGGCGGCGCGGGCTGCCTCTACTTTCTCGTCGTGGTCGCTGCCTTGGTTTCCTGGGTCGCAGTAGGCGATCAGCAGATCATCCAGCGCAGCCAGCAGCTCAGGCGCGGGCTACTAGCATTGCGTCAGCGAATGCGTATGCCTCTTCGGCAAGCTCGGTCTTCGTGCATCGACCCCAGCCTTCCCGCCAGTTGCTGTCCTTGTGCAGCAGAGCTTGCAGCGCGTTGGTGGCGAAGTAATCGCGAAGCGTCATGCCGGAGCTGGGAAGCGTTTTTCGTATCTCATTGCCCGAAACGAACTTCTGGCCACCTTCGTTTGGAAACGCCGGCCCGCCTGTTTTATCGCTCATTCATCCATCTCCTTCCAATTCCTCCCCCACCACTCAGCAATGATCCATACGATCCAGATAGCGGTGAGGGATATGAGTGCTTGCCAGAGGGTCATTGCGGGGGCGGGGGAAGTGGCATCCAGTGGCTTATCACGCCCTCCGTAACCGCGATGCTGGAGTACTCGTCCCAGTTGTCCATCAGCTCATACCAGCCTTCAGTCAGGTAGAACGAATCCGATTCTTCGTCGTGCTCGACGCACTGGGTGTCGGGGTCGGCGCATTCCCAGTCCACCTCACGGCTTTTCGGTGCGACGTACTCGGCTCGAATTCGACGGCCCTTGTTGAATGAGTTGGTGTAGTACGCGAGCACTTGTTTGCCTGAATCTGGCATCCGCTCGGCCACGCTTATCCATTCGCTCATCTCATCCTCCTATGTGCTGATGGGTGCGCATATGAGCGCAGTAGTCTTGCTCAGCCGCTTTCCGGTCAGCTCGAACTGCTGCGCCTGGCACGCTTGCGACATAACCTGCCGGGACTTCAGGGTTGAATCGCCCGATAGCCGTGGCTGCATCGCTTGGGTGGGTTGTTCCGCATGATTTGCAAACGCTGCCCATTGCGGACGCCTCCAGAAAATTCGGAAATTCCGATTTATTTGTGCTGATGGGTGCCCATGGGGCGGTTATGCGGCCAACTGCGCCTCATCCAGCCGCTGGATCCGCACTACCGTCTGCGCTCTCGGCGCATCTGGCCGGCGCACTGGCTGAATCTGCTGGACGTTGCCGGCGCCGATCAGCAGGGCCAGAGCCAGCGGCGTAATGATTCCGCGCTTCATAGCCTCAATGCACAGCCCGCGAGTGGTGCGCTGCATGCCTAATTTGAACCGGGCGCGGTCTAGCGTTTTCTCTGCCGTGGAAGGCTCGCAGTTCATGCGCCGCGCGATTTCTTTAACCTGCAAGTCCGCCGCAGCAAGCATCGTTGCCAGCAGCTGCCGAGGAGCCAGGCCTTGGCCGAGGCGTCCTTGCCATCCTTCAATCTGGATCGTGTCCATGTGAGGCTCCTTTGGTTGGTGTTCTGCTACCGGCAGGGCGGCGGGTTAGCGGGCGATGGCCTGTTTCCCGGCATCCGTGATGACCCACTTTTCCCTTCTGAGAAAGGGGTTCATGCTCTCGTGCTCGATCCAAGTCAGCTCTACCAGGCCGCGACGCTTCAAGGCATTCATGGTCGAATTGGTGCAGGAGCCAAAGTAGCCATCAGGATTCCGAGCCATACTCGACAGGTCGCGATGCTGTGCGGAGGTGAGCGAATTTGCGTTTTTGGTCATGTCCTTTCCTCTTGAGTGATGCCCTGCTACCGGGCTCCTTTCGTCTTCCCAATGAGCCCTGTCGCCAAGGCTCATCAGTGAAAACTTGATCTCCACCATGCTCATCGCCGGAGTCGTCTCTCTGGCCGGGTCAGCGACTGGCATCTTCCCGACTGGCTTGCATGGTTTCGCTCGACTGCATATGGAGCCGAGGCCAGTTCCAGAGCTGGCATGGGGCGGGGAATTTGTTGATCGCGCTGTATGCCGAAGCAGACCCCGCCGCGATGTTCCCAATCTGTTAAAGAGCTATGGGCGACTTTCGAGGCCCTGACGCGGTGCCGCTGCGTCGATGGGTGAAATATGCACCAGTGCATGATAGGTGTCAATGCATCAGTGCATATATTCTTATCGTTGCGCTATGCACTCGGCCTGAATACTGTACGCACGTCCAGTAGTTCGGAGGTTCACATGGCAAGGCAGAAGGGAATGCAGGAGGCTCGGAAGCCGAGCCCGGCGGAGCGGCTGGGGCTGCGCGTATCAGCGATGATCAACTCGCCAATTGCGCAGCTGAACCGCAGGGTGACGATTCATCGCTTGGATGACGATCCAGAGGATGCATGGAATGCGGTAATGGAAATGCTGGGCGAAACGGACGGGCTGAACATGACGTGCAACGATGACGGCACCGTTACGCTGGAATGGGAGAGGCGGGTGGAGGAGGAGATCGAGGTGGGCGAACGGGAGGTGGAACCGCTGGAAGAGGCAGCGGCGCCTTTCTGATCAGCACCCACAAAAAAGCCCGCTCATTGGCGGGCTGCAGGTCGATCAGAAATCAGCAGGTCGTGTGGAATCGTGCAGGTCGATGAGGATCAGTAGCCAGAACGGCCGGGGAGGGATACAAAAAGCCCCGCTAGGTGCGGGGCTTGGCGCCTCCTTGCGCATGTGAAAAGCCCCGCACGAGGCGGGGCTAAATTTGTACTGTTGTCCCGTTGCTCCAAGCTCCGCGATCCGCGCGGTGGTCCATCGGCCTTCCAGGCCCGGGGCACGTCCTGTGCTATTGCGAGCGAACTATGATCGAAAGGATCAGGGCAGGATACGGCTTAATCATGACGCCGCGTGTAGGCATTGGCGTACGGCCGAAACACTTAGAAAAAGCCCCGCTAGGTGCGGGGTCTAAACTAAAAGCCGAAAACCGTTCCAGGCGGAGCTACATCGATATCGAGGCTGTCGCATGGGAGATCTTCGCCATCAACCATTACATGCAATGCCAGCCGGCCAGGCTCCTTCAGGTTAAAGGGCGACATGATAGCCATCAAGCCGAGCATGATCCGCTTTCGCTCAGGACGCGGAGAAGGGTTTGCGTTGATGATTGAGTCGATCTGAGCATTGTCGAGGCTCATGCTCATCACCTCTTCACCGGCAAACGTACCCTTAACCGATACCGATTTCGGCATCTCTGATCTCGGCGCTGAGATGCTCAGGTTTATGCAAAGCTTGGGCAAGGTACACGGGAACTGCGGCACTAGGCATTGGCCTTGGTAGATGCCTACCAATGTGGTTTTTCCGCTGATTTCCTGTCGGGCATCGTCACAAAATATGGCGTGCGCGTACTTAGTCATTTTGAAACCCTGCGCTCATTGAGGTCCGCCTGACGCTCCAGGGCGGCGCTAATTGAATCCAGACTCACACCAAGAGCCTTACTGAGCTTGCGGCAGGTCGTCATCGACGGGTCATGCCTGCCGCTTTCAATCTTGGCTATCTGCGCCTGGCTAGTATCCATTGCCGCAGCCAGCTTCACTTGGGTGAGGCCGCGCTTGAGCCGCAGAGTTTTCATGGTGTCTTCTTCCTCACCATAGAGAGCGTCCGCCACCCAGGCCCTCGCTTCGGCAAATCCAGCCGAGTGGGCGGGATCGGACTCGAGATCTTGCATGAACTCGTCGAAAGCGGTGTGGCGCTTCGCTGCTTCCGAAATCGTAACTCTCGGCTCAAATCGGTAAAACTTTACCGTCGAGGGAGACGCGGCTTGCGACGCATTACCATATGTCCTCTTCGATTGCCCGGTAGGCAGCGACGATCCGTTGAGATACTGGATGGCTGAGCTCATAGTCAAAGTCTCTTTCTACAATGCCTAACACGAAAATTTGGTCAGTTTTCGGAAACACGGCATACACGATTCGGTACTCAAGACCTTTACGGGATAGCGAAAAATCGCGTATACGCCATAGGTTTAAGCACTGGCTTTGGGCTGCGCCCCAAGCTCTTATATTGAAGATCGCGCCTTTAGCTGGGCGCGCTGGCGATCCGCCGTATCCATCTCGCAAAAGGTCATCCAGGAGATCCGGATCTGCGCGGAGCTGATTGATTAGCTCGCGCACGCGGTACACGATCCTCACATCGATTCGCTTTAGCTTCTCGAGATCTTCAACGATATCGTTATGGGGAATCAGTTCAGTCACTATATCGACCTAGATATACTGAGGCAAGTTCCATATCGACGCGCGGTGAGCACCCTGTCGCTTTTCGCGCCCGCAACACAACGCAACCCCTCACATCGCCCCGCCGCGCCAGAGGCCACCTAGCTTTCATACGCCTTGGCGGTCGCCTTGAGGGTTTCTGCAAACTCAAAGATGTCATCCAGTTCATCGATTGGGTGGCGCGTCTCGTTCTTGTCCGCATCGAAGGTGCCCAAGTACTTCTGCGCCCGGTTGAAATGCAGACGCGCTATCGGCTTGCGATTGTTATCATCCAGCAGCACACCGAAATAGCTCTGAGTGTCACGGGGAGCAATGCGCTTCACGTCAACCTCAGAACGGACGATCGCCTTGATAATGTTGAATCCTTCGATCTCCTCAACGGTCGTGTCGATTTTCGACTTCTCTGATTCCTCATCAGATTGGCACGAAGGAGGACTGACCTCGACCGGCTCAGCGGTCTGGCTGGGGATTGCGGGCTTGATGCTTCCGGTCATTGCCGACTTAAGTCGTTCGTTGATCTGGTCCCCGAGGAACTGGACGGTGGCCTTGCGGGTGAGCTGGTGAAACTGTTCGCGCACCTTCTGGGTGATGGCACCTTCATAGACGCGAGAGGCGAAGAGGCGGACAAAGTCGTCATCAGGCTCGCTGAACTGAGCGGCTAGGGCTCGCTTTATCTGCCCCACGTACTTCAGTTCGCCTGCGGCGCTGATGATCGAGTCGACGTCGAAGGCGCTTTTGGTCAGCTTTTGAAGCTCCGGGACAACATGATCGTCGATATCCAGCAGGTCGAACTCGAGGAAGGGCTTCTCGTCCATCTTGTTCGGCGCGTCCAGGTCCGTGAAAAACCGATAGACCTGACCGTTGGTGAGGATGGAAATCCGAGCGGTGGTGACGTGAAAGTAGCGGAACAGCTGGCTGGCGTGATTGATATTCAGCGGCTCGCCGATCTTTTTGCTTTCGATCAGGATTTGAATCTGGCCGTCCTTGAGGATGGCGTAGTCGATCTTTTCGCCCTTCTTCGTGCCGACATCGCAGATGAATTCCGGAACGACCTCGAGCGGGTCGAAAACGTCATAACCGAGCACATTCTGAATGAATGGCATGACGAAGGCGTTTTTGGTCGCTTCTTCGGTTTGGATGGCTGATTTTTGCTGACGAATCTTTGCGGCCATCCCGGCCAACTTCTCTTCAAATTCCATGTCTCCCTCCCCAGGGTTCCTTGTTAAATCAGATGGCGGCGGTTTAAACCTTCCGCGCATTCCACACCAACAGAACCTTCGCATGGATCGTCACGTCATCGATCCGCGCCTCCAGGTCCTTGTTGTTCGGGTTGTCCGAGATCAGCCAAAAGTGGTCGGCATCCTTCTGCTGCACGCGCTTGATGTACAGCAGCCCATGCCAGGTCAGCACGTAAACGCCTTCGCCGATGAACTCGGTGACGCCTCGATCGACAATGACCGGGTCTTTATCGTTGATCGTGCCTTCCATGCTCTGGCCCCAGCCAGTGATCATGGCCAGCGATTCAGGCGAGGTGTAGGTGACGCCTTTCTCCCGCAGCACTTCCTCACGGATGACCAGATTGCGGATCGCCTCGTTGTAGTCGGCCGGCACCTGTCCGTGGCCCATGGCGCCGCGCACGTCGTACTGCGGGATCAGGATCTCTTCGGGGCGGGCGCGCAGGCCGGAGAAGTCGTGCGAGATGACGTTGGATGGTGCGTCAGGCTCAGCTGATACCACCTCAACTGCCTTCACGATCTGCTTGCGAGCGTCTTCGCTCAGCCCCTTTCCATGCTTTGCCAGCATGTCGCGCACTAGCTCAGCAGAGGACTTGGCAGGGAGCGATTTCGCTGGGCGAGCAACCTCAGCTTCTCCCGTTGAGCCTTCAAGACCTGGAATAGAGGCTCGGCCTCGTAGCTGATCAGTACTCACCAAGTAATGAGCGGCGAGACGCGAAACCTGATCGTCCGTAGGGCTCTTGATCCCCTTCGGGCCGTTCGGCTTGAGAATGCGCGAGATCGTCGACTGGCCAACACCGGTCGCCTTGGACAACGAAACCTGATTGTCGCCATTCCTGGCCATCAGTTTCGCGAGGATGTAATCGATTCCTTTATGCATGGGCGCATATTGGGGACGGGCGGTGCATAGAGCAATATCGCCCTGCGTTGACAATATGCACTGGTGCATGGAAGATGTGCATAAGTTCATAGGAGAGACGCCATGTCTGATGTGGCCCTGCAAGAAAAACTCGAGACGCTGCTGGCTGGGCGCATGACCTACAAGGCCATCGCCGAGCGGGCGGGCTGCGATACCTCGACCATTTACCGAATCAAGACCGGCTCGATCGCCAATCCCAGCTACTCGGTAGGCATCGCCATCGACGCGATGTATGCGGAGGCGGTTCAGAAGACTGCTGCATAGCGACATCCCTGTCAGTGGTTTCCATGGTTCCCATTCTAGGAGCCAGGGCAGGGCGGAGAAATCGGGACGGCGGTGCTGGTTTTGTATCCAGTGCCTGAACAGCAGACACAAAAAAGCCCGGGGGCAACCGGGCTCTTCGTTACAACAACTTCACGAGAACGATTATGGCCGCACTACACACGATTAGCAAAGGGCGCTTGCGCATGCAGCTCCAAGAGATCGCTGGTGATGCAGTGGCGTTCTACCCGGCATTCCGCAAGGTGTTGGGTCTGAACGCCGCCGCCACTCAATTTCTGTCTCAGGCTGTCTACTGGACAGAGCGAACCGATGACGGCTGGTTCTATAAGACCACAGAGGAGTGGAACGAAGAGCTTGGCCTGACCGTCGATGAGGTGAAGGGCGCCCGAAAGAAGCTGAAGGCTATCGGCATCCTGACCGAGCAGCGGAAAGGTATTCCCGCGAAGCTCTATTACAAGGTCGACACCGATGAACTTCTCGCAGTCTTGTCTGGGGAAAAGCCGCTAACAGTAGTGGGGAAAACCCCCAAACTGGAGGTGGTAAAACCCTCGATCTGTACGGTGGAAAACCCGCGATCTATTACAGAGACTACACAAGAGACTACAGCAGAGACTACTTCACTTGCGCTCGTCTCCGCTGACGCGGTGAGCAAGCGCCGGCCGAAAGCGAATGGCGAGGCGGAGCAGGCAAGGCAAGAAGCCTGTCGCGCAATCTGGGGCTCGTATGCCCAGGCCTATGTCAACCGCTACGGCGCAGCGCCTGTTCGCAATGCCAAGGTCAACCGCCAGGTTGTCGACCTCTGGAAGCGGCTCGGCGCTGAAGCCGCTGCGGTCGCTGAATACTTCGTCTCGATCAACGATTCCTACCTGATCCGCAACTGTCACGACCTCGGGTCGCTGCTGACCAAAGCCGAGTCGTACCGCACCCAGTGGGCCACTGGCCGTCAGATGAATGGCCGCACCGCCCGCCAGCTTGAAGACACCCAGGCCAACATCAACGCCGCGCAGGAAGCCGCTGCCCGCATCCGCGCTCGCGAAAACGGAGGTGTCCGCAATGACAACCCTTTCCTTCGCTGAGCAGGCGCAGCTGGCCGCCGCAATCGTTGCTACCGCAGAGACTCTTGGCCAGACCATGAGCGCGGCTGCGGCAGAACTGATGGCATCGGACCTGTCTGAATACCCCGCGCCGGACATCATCGCTGCGCTGACAGCCTGCCGCCGCGAGCTGACCGGCAAGCTGACCCTGGCCGCGATTCTTCAGCGCGTTCAGGCAGCGGACGGACGTCCCGATCCGAACGAGGCTTGGGCGCTTGCTCTTGCCGCTTCGGATGAGTTCGACAGCGTTGTCCTGACTGACGAAATCCAGCTGGCTCTCGGGGCTGCACGGCCGATCTTGGATGCAGGCGACAAGGTAGGGGCTCGCATGTCCTTCCTGTCCGCCTACCAGCGCCAGGTAGATACCGCGCGCCGCGAGGGCAAGCCTGTGAACTGGGCGCTATCCCCGGGCTTTGATCAGCAACGCCGCCTGATGGCCGTAGAAGAGGCCGGTCGCCTTGGCCGCCTACCCGCGCCGGTTGTCGAGGAGTACCGGGCCCGCCTTACCCATGAGCCGATCACCCAGGACGGTGCGGCGATAGCCGGCTTGATCACCGGAAAAAGCGCTATGCCATCGCCAGAAGTCCGCGAGCGACTTCAAGAGATCAAGCAATCAGTGCTTGCCACCCAGGCCGAGCGTGAGCAGCGCCGTTCCGACGGGATCGCCAAGCGCCGGGAAGCATTCGAGCGCAACAGAAAGCTGCAGCTTGAAGCACTTGAGCAACTGAAGGAGCGCCGAGCATGACCACCCCAATCATCGCACTCACCTGGCTCATCGCCGTTGGCGCCTGCGCGACTCTGGAGTTTGTGGTTCGGGCTGGGCGGGGAGGGACGCATGAATGAGCTGGCTCTTTTCGCGGGCGCTGGTGGCGGCCTGCTCGCAAGCCACCTGCTCGGCATCACTCCTGTCTGCGCTGTCGAGCACGACGAGCACTGTCAGCGGGTACTGGTCCAACGACAAAACGATGGAATCCTCTCGCCGTTCCCCGTCTGGGATGACGTTCGGACATTTGACGGCCTACCGTGGCGCGGAATTGTTGACCTCGTATCTGGGGGCTTTCCCTGCCAGGCCTTCAGCACTGCCGCTGCTGGACGCAACAACGCTGAAAACCTTTGGCCGGAGATGCGCCGGATCGTGGCAGATGTCGCTCCCCGGCTTGTCTTCGCCGAAAACGTCGCTGAGCGAGCAATCGAAGAAGCCGGACGCGACCTCGTTCGCATGGGTTACCAAGTCCGAATGCTTCCCCTCTCCGCGGCTGACCTGGGTGCTGACCACGTTCGGCAACGCTACTGGCTACTTGCACACGCCGACGACCAAGGCGAACTACTGCGCCGATTCAATGCAGAAGTGGCCGGCCGCGCGCGAGTTCCGGCGAGTGTTTGGGCGTCCGAGCCCGGCGATTCACGAGTGGATGATGGGTTGGCCGGAAGGGTGGACCGATACCGCGCCTCTGGAAACGGGCAAGTGGCTGCAGTGGCTTACGCAGCATTCGTTGAGCTTGCCGCCAGTTTTGAAGGAGGCCGCGTAAATGGCTAACCCAACCTTCCCCCTACGCAACGAGATGGACCGCCAGCGCGCCATTGCGTGCATCCAGAAAGTCGACCTCAACGCCGGCTACGTATGGACCATGCGAGAGGAGGCACGCAGCGATGCTCAAAATAGGCGTCTCTGGGCCATGTTGCGCGATATCAGCCGTCAGGTTGAGTGGTACGGCCGAAAGCTCGACGAGGAGAGCTGGAAGCACGTTTTCTCGGCAGCAGTTCAGCAGCAGGACGCTGTGCCGGGCATCAACGGTGGCTTCGTCGTCCTGGGCGTCTCGACCCGCAAGCAGAGCAAGAAGTGGTTCAACGATCTCTTCGCGGTCATGGAAGCGTTCGCTGCAGAGCATGGCGTGAGGTTCACGACGGCTGATCATTGGGGGATTGCGGCATGAGCCTAATCAAGCGCTTTGCGCGTAACACAGCAGGCCGCGATTTCGCAGTAGGCGATATCCATGGCTGTTTCACTCGCCTGCAAGTCGAGCTGGACCGTATAGGGTTTGACCCTCTGCGTGATCGGCTGTTTTCGGTTGGAGACTTAGTTGATCGCGGGCCGGAGTCGGCCGATGTGGATGTTTGGCTGCGCCACGGATGGCTCCAGGCGGTACGCGGCAACCACGAGCAGATGACCATCGAATCGTTCGAGCAGAGCCCGGAAGGGCGGGACGGTAATGCGGTCGGCTTGCACTTCATAAATGGCGGAGCTTGGTTCTATGGGCTGCCGACTGTAGAGCGTGGCTGTTATGCAGCGTTGCTTGCCGACCTACCACTGGTTATCGAAGTGGAGACGGCGGCGGGCGTGGTTGGGCTTATCCATGCCGACTGCCCGCGTCGTGACTGGAATGATCTGATCAGCACTCTGGGGCAGGGCGGACCAGAAGCCGAACACGTCGCCGCTATGTGCCAGTGGTCGCGCAAGCGCATCACCGACCGGGACGAATCTTTCGTCAAGAACGTCCGTGCCGTTGTTGTCGGGCATACCCCACTCAAAGCGCCTGTATTGCTCGGCAACGTCTACCACATCGACACGGCCGGATGGGCGAGTGGGCATTTCACGCTGCTGAACCTTGATTCGCTGGAGGTGGCATGAGCCGAATAGTCAGCAAAAAACTGCGCGATTCGGCTCGCGGCCAGTCCTGCACCCTTCGCCTGCCTGGCTGTGGATTCGATGACGGCACGGTTGTTCTGGCTCATCTGCCGTGCGGCCAGAAGGGAATGGGCATGAAGGGTCCTGACCAGATTGCCTGCTTCGCCTGCGACCACTGCCACTCGGTGCTCGACGGGCGCCGCAAGGGCGAAATCACCGAGGGCGACATGCTGCGCGCCCTGGCCGAAACACAACTGATCTGGCTCCGCGATGGGCTGCTGACTGTGAAGGGAGTTGCTGCATGAAAGCACACGAAATCCTAGAAGCCGGCCTCGGCCACATGAAGGACCGCTCAGCCACCTACGACAAGCCAGCAGGCGAGCGAAGCATGGGCGCCACGGTTGATGCATTCCGTGCAATCACTGGCCACGACCTGACCGAAGAGCAGGGCTGGCTCTTCATGGGCCTGCTCAAGATGGTTCGCAGCCAGCAAGGCGGGTTCCGCGCTGACAACTACGAAGACCTTGCCGCATACGCCGGCCTGCAAGGTGAGGCCGCATGGGCTGAGCGCACGAATCAGGACTTCGGCCAGCAGAACACCATCGACTACCGCGACCCTCGCACTGTTGAGGGCGTGGACGTGGCATTCGACACAGATAGGCACATGAACTTCGCGCCGGGGGTGGCCAGTGCATGAGCGTATCTGCGGCGAGTGCTGGATCGACCGAGACGAGCCGTTCGGCTGCGCCTGCGAAGGCCTGCTGGTTGGTCAAGCTACCGGGCCGGAAACCCTTCGCGATGGTCGGAGCCAGAATGACGGAAGCCGAGGCACTGGCGATAGCGCGGCGGATATGGCCGGAAGCGGAAGTGGAGTAATAGTTCTGCCATGGCCGCCCAAAGAGCTGAGCCCGAACGCCAGAGTGCACTGGGCTAAGAAGAGCAAGGCGGCGAAGCAGTACCGGGCTGAATGCTTCCTGCTGACGAAGAAGGCAGGCATCGCGGCGCCGCTGGCCGACGAGATCCTTTTCGCCCTGGAGTTCGTTCCGCCAGATCGACGCAAGCGCGACGACGACAACCTGCTGGCCTCCTGTAAAGCGCTGCGCGACGGCGTGGCGGACGCCCTTGGCATCGACGACAACCGATTCATCACCCAGCTACGGATCAGCCGGGAAACCGTGAAGGGCGGGGAAGTCCGCGTTCGTATTCAAGGGGAATCCGCATGATCTACACCAGCACACTCGCCGCAGTGGTTTCCGCTCTGGCCGCCGAGGCCATCGACAACACCAGCAAGCAGGCCTGGCAGAAGCTGTACCGCCCCGGATACGCGGAAGGTGGCAGCCTGGAAAGCCTGATGCGCTCTTCCGGCGAGCGCGGCATCACCCGCATGGATGCCGACTGCTGGGTCTACGCCCGGCTCCACAGCCAGCTGATCCCGAGGCACTGGAATTCGCTGATGGCCAGGTTCTCGACCCACAAGGTCAAAAAGGTGGAAGCCATCGGCAAGCTGGTGCCGCTGATCGCTTCGCCGGCACCGGGCCTGTTCGTGCAGAAGGCTGTCACTGCTTGGGCCATTCCGCCGATGAAGGGGGTGGAAGGCAAGCGGTCCACCGACATGATCGTGCTACCGGCACAGTTCTACGACATGAATGGCTGGGATCTGGAGGCTAATCACGAGCGTACCCGTAGGCGCTGGCGTAAGGGCGTCAGCGACGTGCTCGAGGAGATGGTAGGGGAGGCGCTGCGAGAGGCAGAGCGAATCCTCGATGCAGAAGGTGTTTTGCTGAACATGGCCGCTTGACATTAGTGTCCGTATGTCCGACTCTATACCCATCCTGTCGATCTTGCGCGTTGAGGATCGATGAAGGCTCCGGGGGGTGACTGGTTCGAGTCCAGCTGCTATGCCGGCTACCCAAATGGCAGTTCTGTTTGTTTTGACGGTCTTAATGGCCAGCTTGTACATGACACCAGATTTGCTGATTGCAGCAGCCATGTCTGCAAAAGAGGGTAGTTTTATGATGAGAGAAACCGTAGGTCTATTGCTTCAACCGTTAGCCGCTTCGATTTCTGCCATCTGGTGTAGCTGTGTAGCCGCAGGTGCGATACCCCGCTCCATCTGAACGTAAATGTTCACACAAAGCCCAGCCTAACCGCTGGGCTTTGTCGTTTCTGGCTGTCATTCAGCCGTTACGTTGAATCAAGCCGCCTCGACCGATATGGCCAGGCGCTTGCCCAGAACAGACAGCGCTGCTTCGAGCTGATCCATCTTCGATCCGTGGAGGAAATCCACCAGGCGATCGACCTGCATAGGCTTCACGTTTAGCAGGCGAACCAGATCGGCCTTGCGCATACCGCGCTCGAGCATCGTGTTCCACAGGTGGATCTTCGCCACGGTCACAGCAGGCAAGCGGACAACATGCTCGCCGGGTTCGGCTGCTGTGGCTGCTGGAATAGTTCGGCGCTGATCGACGTAGAGAGACAGAGTGGTCTCGATTGCGTCCAGGGCTTCGCTAAGCGCGTGTTCTTCGTCATCTCCGTAGCTGTTCAGCTCGGGCAAGTCGCGGCAGAACACGGCAACGCCTGGCGTATCGTCAGTTTCGAAGCGGATTGCATAGTCGTACATGGTCACTCCTATGGGGTGATCGCACAGCGTTCAGACGTGGCGAAGGGGCTCTCAGAGCCCCAGTTGCTTGATGATCGCTTTGCGGGTCGGTTCCTTCATTTCCTTGGCTCCGTGGTCCGCGAAGATCGTCGAGTTGCCATTCGGTGCAGTGATCTTGAAGTGGCTTCCTTTGCCGGCTTCGAAGGTCACCCCTTGGGCCTTCAACCATCGCCTGAACTCGCTGTGCTTCATCACCTCATCTCGTTGTTGGGATGGGCTCATTATACAACAGAATTGTTGTATTGCAACAGAAATGTTGTATTTGCTCGCCCTGCCTAACAGCGGGGTTTTTCGTTTCTGGCTCCCATGTCTTCTTCCCAGCTCCAAGCGGACTGATGCGCATTGAGGAGCCCGATTGTTTTGCCCGAACTCCCCGGGCGTTTTATTACTGGAGCCACGAATGACAGAGCCAGCTTCCACCGGCGCGCTTGCTGTCGGCATTGCCGGAGCAGGCGTGGCTGGAGTGATGGCCGGCGTAACTCATGAGGCAATGGTCGGCTCCCTGTGTGGCGCGCTGCTGTTCTTCACCACGACCAAAGAGCTACCCATCATCCGCAGGCTGATGTTCCTCGTGATCTCGTTCGTGATGGGCATCCTGTTCGCGCCGCTACTGGCAAAAGCCGAGTTCTTTGGCTTCGGGCCGATTGATCTCGCTGGGCCATCGGCGTTCATTTCGAGCGCAATGGTCATCACCGTCACGCTTGCTGCGATCAAGCAGCGTCGGGGAGCGGAGCCTAACAATGGATAAGCTGATCCTGACCTACGTCACCCTGGTGCTGAGCGCCTTCATGTTCGTTCGCCTGTTCACCTACCGCCGAGGGGAAGCTCAGTTCAGACGCGACGTATCGATCATGGCTGCCCTGATCATGATGTGCTGCGGTGCGACGGTGATCTACATCCTGGCCGGCGAGCTGGTTGTCCCGCGCAACGCCTGGCCCATGGTCCTGCTGCTGGCCGTGCTCACGGCATCGCTGATGCGCTGCGGCGGCAACCTCTCCAAGGTGCTGAGGCATCCGTATGGGTGGGATGGAAGGGAGAGGCGGCGCTAGACGAAGGTCGTCGGGGATTCAAATTTCAGCGGCGGAACGCCTCCGCCATGCAAGAAAAGAAGAGGGCTCCTAGGGCTGATGCAGCAACATCAGCCCTAGGCGCCAACCTGCAGAACCAGCCTGCAAGCCAGCCAAGGCCCCCCGCACTCGCGAGTGCCGGGCGAGCCTATCAGAAAAGAAAAGGCTATGCAGACCATGAAAGACCAACGTTGTGGAAGCTGTAACAGACTCCTGGCGAAGACAGGAGCATTCACGACCATTCAAATCAAGTGCCCGCGCTGCGGAACCTTGAACCACCTGAAGACCGAGAGTCTCGATTCATCGCCACTGAGCGACCTCGATGCGGCTGAAGCCGGCCAATCCATTCAAGCATATGAGGTAAACAAAGATGGCTCTCACTCCCGAACAAATCGAAGTCACCAAAGCCCTGGTATCGAGCATCTGGACCCCGTCCATTGCTAACAGCCTGAACTACAACGAAGACGTTGAAGAGGTGGTCCGCCTGGCAACTCAACAGATCGGCCAGTGCTCTGCATACATCTACAACCTGTTCGCCGCGCTCACGCTCGGCGCCGTTGGTGGTGCGGCTGTGATCTACAGCAAGCAATGGATGCGTGATCTGGGGCTGGACGTTGCCAAAGCGGTGGCGGACAACAAAAATAACTTCCAGGCACGCGCCTGCATCAACACCGCAGCTGCTAGCTACCGCTCTCCGCTGGAGATGGCTTCGCTCGGCATCTGATGCGTTTCTGTTGAGGGCCTAGAGCCCCTTTTTCTGAGGCTACGGTTGACTACTACCAAGCAGCCAGGGAGCACAGCTGGAAGAATCTTCTTGCTTGCTTGCGTACTGGCAATAATTGCTCTCGTCGGAGCGAAATGCTCGTCGTCTCGCTCCGATGCTGATGACCCAGATCTGCGGAAGATCGAATCTGAGGCCCGCGCCGCATTGCTTGCTCACGTCAGCAACCCTGACACCGTTGAGATCCGCAACCAAACCGGTCGCTGTGGCCAGTTCAGGCATCGTGATTTTTATGGTCGGGAGTCTGACTATCGGCGGTTCATTTCCTCAAACGACAACGATGTGATGGTAGAGGCCGAGTACCACGATCAGGCCTTCGAGCATCTATGGACGCGCTTTTGCTTAGGTCAGAAATAAATCCTGCATCGCTGGCAGCCGTTTTGTTAATGGCGTTAGCAGTCAGTTCATGCGGAAGCGGCGACGATCCTGACGAAGCCACCATGCAAGCGCGCCGCCAGGTTCAGCAGGTCCTTGACCGCCCCGAGTCTGCAACGTTCACGAGCGAGCAGCATGGGTGCGGAGAGGTGAGTTACGAAACTGATTCGGGTGTTAGCGTAAAGAGAAGACGCTTCATCGTGCTGGATAGCGGACAGGTGCTGCTGCGTACGGCAGACGCCCCTGTTGAGTTCGCATTGATTTGGGATAGTAGGTGCAAAAATTAACGAGCTGTTCGGCGAATTGGCCGGCCACTGCGCGGAAGTTGTACTACCATGGCAGGCCTAAGTTTTTCCTAAAAAAACTGTTTTCCCCTCCCAAGAGGCGCTCGCCGTTGCCCCAATTTGGCATAATCTGCCTTAGGTATGAGTTTGGTCCTCCAAGTATTCCATGGCGCTCGATATCTCGAACGCTTATCCCTAGAGTTGCTCGTACTATTTTGGCGCCTTCGCCACTTTCATTCGAGGCACCTTGAAAGTTCGAAATTATCCGATGGCCGAGCCATGTGAATAGAATAGTTTCGATGTTTGTTTGCCTTGGATTGTCCTCCTCAAAGGTAGACTCACGCTCGGCAGGCTTCGCGGAAGCGGCAAAATGCGGGAAATCACGCTCGTATTCCAGTTGCGATACTGCGGCACTGACTGTCTGCTGGTGGAGGTCAAGAAGTTGAGCTTTGAACTGCTCGTCAGTGAGTGATGTTCGGTACTGTTGTTGCTCGATTCTGCTAAGTATCAGCAATTGATCTTTCGATAGGTTGGCTTCTGAAAATTTCACCTTATAAAGATCGTAGATGCGATGCTCTGTCCATTTATTCCAGAGCTCTTTCAGCTTTTCGTAATCGGGTTTTGCTGACTCTAGATCAGATATAATCTTATTGTAGTGCGCTACATGGTTCGGGTCAGGGGCTTCAAGAGGTCGATGAGCTGTATATCCGGTCTCCGCGTGAATGTATTCGGGTTGGCTGGCAATAGAAAGTGGCGTAGTGAGCGCAATGGTTAGCGCCATAAGATGAGTTGGCTTGATCACAGTTAGCTCCTCATATGCCAAGTTGCGATGGCAATGATTGATCGCATGGAAAATGATAGTTGCAGTGCGGTTTCTCGTCACGCCGAACTGGCGCATGCGGGGCACCTTATCGATGAATGTCGTCGATCTGCCTGTGGGTGCTGGTCATGCTGTCGGTGTTAAGGAGGGTGGATGGCCGCCTTAGGCCTTGAATACCGCCGCCCGCACGCCAGTGCCATAGCCTCTAATGGCATGCGCATCCTGCCGTTGTCACTGCCGCGAGACGTGGTAGATGGCAAGCGGCCCGCCAGCATCCTCACTGAGGCCGTATTGCAGCGGATCGTTGAGGAGTGGCTGGAGGGCATACAAATTAACTGGAGTTCCTGAATGGCCGGCCCAAAGGTATTGGAGTTCAAGCGTGAAGACTGGCGCGAAATTCCAGCCACGCTTCGGCTGATCGCCGATGAGCTTGATTCAGGCGAGCTTCCGCCATGTTCCGTGGGCACGCTGGCGCTGCTGGCGCAGGGCGGAGAGGTCATGACGTTCGGATTCGGCCAGAAGGGTGATGACTTGCAGTGTCTGGCCTTGTTGCGGCTGGGTGAGCAAAAATTGGTTGATGCAATGCTGGCTACAGATGACTAAACGGGAAGGCCAAAAGGCCTCCCGTCTTCAGCTTACGAGCGACGCCCGTCTTTTTCCTTCGCCACCCCTTTGAAAGGAGTGCCGTCGGATTTGACGTCCATGAAGCGGCCGGTGGTGGCGTCACGCTTCACGAAGGTGTCGTTTTGAGGGTTATATGCTTGGGTGCGGTCGGTCACTGAACCCTTGCGATATCCCTCGCCTGTATTTTTAGCCATGGGCCAAATCTCCAAGCTGCTACGGCAAAGGGTGCCATTCCCTGGTGCGCCCCATGCGCAACCAGAGGCACATGGTGGCTTGTGGCTACTAATTCAACTGCCCCTACTAACGTCTGCTGCTAAGCGGAAGGGTTGCACTCGATATGGTCAGTTCTCGCGCGCTGGTCAGGCATGCCATTGAAATGGCATCACGGTGCCCTCATGATGGTTTTTCACTCATTATGATGGCGAAGTTATGTCAGAGCTTAAGAAAGGCGATGTGGTGCAGCTCAAAAGCGGAGGCCCGAAGATGACTGTTCAGGATGTCGGGGACTACGGACCAATTGGTCCGGAAAACGGCGTGATGTGCGTCTGGTTCGACAAGACCAAGCAGCAATCATCGGTCTTCGGCGCGGAGACTTTAGAGAAAGCCTAGCAAGAGTGCTGGGTGAAACGTGCCTCGCCATGTGCGGGGCTTTTTATTGGAGTTCACATGACAACGAAGCAACCCGACTGGGAGGCGATCGAACGTGCCTACCGGGCCGGGTCGCTTTCTCTGCGCGCCATAGCGGACAAGTTCAACAGCAACGAGGGGACGATACGCAGCCGCGCCAAGAAACACGGATGGCAGCGCGACCTCTCGGAGCAGGTCAGAACAGCAACTCAGGGGAAGCTGTCACGCACAGCCTCACGCAATGACGTCACGCAGCGTGATGCGCGTGAAGATGCTGAGATTATCGAAGAGGCTTCTGATGAGGCGGCGTCGGTTGTGCTGGCACACCGGTCTGGACTCGCCATGTGGCGCAGCATTGCCGACAAGCTGTGCTTCGCGCTGGCCGAGATGGACGTAACAGAAGACAACCACGACCGTTTTGCTCGTTCCCTGAACGCTGGCGTTGATGCGCAGCTGAAGGTGATCAAGGGCGAACGGCAGGCCTACAACCTCGACAGCGAGGAAGGCGACAAGACGGTCAGCGACCTGGCCGCACTGATGGACGAGCTATCGACTGAGGCCTAGCGCATGAAGCCCGAGCACCTGAAACTGCTACGGGATCGGTTCTGGCGGCTAAACAATCTCTACTTCATCACCGACAAGCACGGGAAGAAAGTCCGCTTCCGCATGACAAAGGAGCAGATCGACTACTTCCAGGGGATGCACACCCGCAACATCATCCTAAAGGCTCGCCAGCTTGGGTTTACCACCCTGGTCTGCATCGTCCAGCTGGATGCTGCGCTGTTCGAGGCGGCCAAGTGTGCGCTGATCGCTCACACCTTGAACGACGCCAAGCGGTTGTTCCGGGAGAAGATCAAGTACGCCTACGACCATCTTCCGAACGAGATCAAGGCGGCCAACCCTGCACGCAACGATGCGGCCGGTGAACTGGTATTCGCCAAGGGTGGCTCGCTGTACGTCAGCACGTCATTCCGTGGCGGCACTCTGCGTTACCTGCATGTTTCCGAGTTTGGAAAGATCTGCGCCAAGTTTCCGCACAAGGCGCGCGAGATCGTCACTGGTGCTTTCGAGGCGGTAGCCACTGATTGCTACGTCACCATCGAATCGCCGGCGGAGGGGCGGGCCGGCTACTTCTTCGACTATTCGCAGGCCGCAGAGAAACAACAGACCGCAAAGCAGCCGCTCGGCAAGCTGGACTGGAAGTTCTTCTTCTTCAGTTGGTGGAAGAACGCCGACTACTGGCTAGACCCGGTCGGAACGGTCCTGCCGCAGCGCCTGACGAACTATTTCACGGAGCTTGAGGCCAGGCACGGCATCAGGACGAGCGAAGGCCAGCGAGCTTGGTACGCCGCCAAGGAAAAGACCCTCGGCGACGACATGAAGCGCGAATACCCGTCGATCCCTGCAGAGGCATTCCAGCAGAGCATCGAAGGCGCCTACTACGCCAAGCAGTTCGCCAAGCTCTATGCGCAGCAGCGCATCGGGGTATTGCCCGACAACAGCCACCAGCCTGTGCATACCTTCTGGGATATCGGCGTCGGCGACTCGACGGCCATCTGGTTCGTTCGGATCGTTGGCGATGAGTTCCACGTTATCGACTACTACGAGAACAGCGGCGAAGGCCTGCGGCACTACATGAAGGTGCTGAAGGATAAGGGCTACAGCTACGGCGAACACTGGGGTCCGCACGATATCGACAACCGCGAGTTCGGCAGCGACGGGAAGACCCGGCGCGAGTTGGCGAAGGAGGGCTATGAGATCGACGGCCAGCGCTACAGCATCCGATTCCAGGTGGTGCCGAAGCTCGGCGTAGACGACGGCATTGACCATGTTCGCGAGATCCTTCCTCGGTGCGCCTTCGACGAATCGAAGTGCGAGCAGGGCATCGGCTGCCTGGAAAACTATCGAAAGGAATGGGATGACAAGCGCGGCTGCTGGAAAGACAAGCCGCTTCACGATTGGTCGTCTCACGGCTCAGACGCGTTCCGGTATTTCGCCGTAGCGATGAGCAGACGCAAACGCACAGGCGGCATGCGCCGTATTGGAGGATTGGCATAATGCCAGTGCAATCTACAAGCCCCGACTACGACCGCCACCTGCCCGAATGGCAGCTTATGGACGCCGCCCTGGAAGGCGAGGAGGCGATCAAGGCAAACACCTGCAACCTGCCCAAGCCGAGCGGCATGGTCGAGGCGGAGAAGCAGGACGGCGCCGGCAATCGCTACCTCTACGAGAACTACACGGCCCGGGCTCAATACGAGCACTGGGTTCGCGACTCGCTGCGGTCCATGATGGGCCTGGTGTCGCGCCTGCAGCCGGAGATCGAGTTGCCGGCGGGCATGAAAGGGCTGCTGGACAACGCCACCGCTGACGGCTTCGGCCTCAAGCAGCTGTTCTTCCGCTTGGTACGGCAGATCATTTCGCATGGGCGCATCCCGCTAGTTGCCAACATCGACGACAACGGGCTGCCGTACTTCTCGACGTACTCGGCAGTCAATGCGATCAACTGGAAGGTGGCCAGTCAGAGTGGACGCCAGGATCTAGTGCTTGCAGTGTTTCGCGAGTTCCGCGAGAAAGATGGAAACGACGAGTTCACGCACGAATGCGAACCGGTGTACCGCGTGTTCACCATGCGCGATGGCGGCTGCTACAGCTCTGTCTGGAATGATTCGGGTGAAGTGGTTGATAACGAGATGCCGCTCGGCACCACCGGCGCCGACCAGCGCCTGGTCCGAGGGCTCGAATACATCCCCGTCGTCTACTGCGGCTCGACCGACAACGGCCCGGACGTGGACGAGGTGCCGCTGCTGAGCATGGCGCGGGCGGCGCTGAAGTCCTACCAACTGAGCGCCGACTATTTCACTGCGTTGCACCAAACCAGCCATCCGCAGCCATGGGTGTCCGGACTGGACGAGGAGGTCGACCTGTCGGTGACTGGCCCGTCCGCCGCTTGGGATCTTGGCCCGAACGGTTCGTGCGGCTACCTGGAGTTTCAGGGCGCCGGCATCGAGGCCGTGCGCAAGGCGATGGACGACCAGCGCAATGCTGCGCTCGAGGCGGGCGCCAAGGTCATGGATATTGGCGGCATTGAGTCTGGTGAGGCCCGCAAGGCGCGCCAGAACGACCAGCATGCCACGCTGCACAGCATGGTCATCACCGCAGCCGAGGGGCTGGAGCAGGGCCTGCGCTACCTGGCCGACTGGCTCGGCTTCGATGAAAAACAAGTGTCGTTCACGGTTAAGCCTGAATTCACATCTGTCGGGGTAGATCCTCAGATGGCTGCCCAGCTGCTGACCGCGGCTCAGGCTGGCATCGTCAGCCATGACTCGTTCTGGCTGTACATCAGCACCGGAAAGCTGCCTGAGCGGGATTGGGAAACCGAGCTGGAGTTGATCCAGCAGCAGGGGCCAGCATTGGGCGGTTTCGGTTTTGAGGGGCTGAGCAATGGCGACCGCGAATGATCGGCTTGCCGACCTCGCCATTGGGCATCAAATATATCTGCAGCGGTACGGCGGCGGGGTAGCTCGGCGATTCCTGGCACTGCTGAACCGTGTGGATGATGATTTATTCGCCCGGCTGACCGAAGCGCTAGATCGCCTGCCGCGAGAGTCCTTCACCGTGCAGCGCCTTGATCAGATGCTTGTGCAGGTACAGCAACTGAATGCCGAGGCGTACCGGGCCGCGGGTGAAGAGCTAGACCAGGCGCTGCTTGACCTGGCCGGCTATGAGGCTAGCTATCAGCATCGTGCGATCCAGTCGGTTCTGCCTGCTGCGGTTGCTGAGCAGCTGACCCTCAGCACTGTGTCCGCCGCCCAGGTCCAC